ATTTCTTCGATAGTAAAGTCTCCATGTATTAAATAAATATTTGGCAACTTAACTCCTGTAAACATATCTTTTACTTCTTGTATCTTTTTTACTGTATTGACTCTATCAAGAATACTAAAGTTAACACCATTGGTTTTAAGAACAAGTGCTGGTGGATTGGAAATATTAGAAAAAGCTTTTAAAAAAGATTTAATTAAAACACCTATGTTTTTTCTATCTTCTCCAAAACCAGCTTGCCCCCATTGTCCAACATGAAGATAAGCAAAATCTTCTTTGATAAGTTCAGTCAATTCTTCGGACAGATTTTTTTCTAACTCATGTTTTTGTTTGGGGCAATACACATTTGTATCAACTCCTTCAAATAAAATATGAATAGGTCTTTCATTTTTAACCTCACCGACTTTAGCTTTTTCACCATTTGGTTGGTCTTCCATTTTATCATAAGTGCATTTATCAAATGTATTTGCTGTAAATTTAGATGGAACTATATTAAGGCTCATCCTATTCATACCTTCTAAAAATTCAGGTGAAACCACATCTGTTTCCACACCAGCAGTTATACCTATATCTACCTTTCCACCAGTAGCAAACTCATTTGGTATTCTGATATCAATAATAATATCTGGTTGACCTTGTATTTGGTCTTGATTTATAAAGGTGTCTAACAACTTTTTATGTCTTGGGACTTCTGGTCTTAGGTGATTTCGTGGTGTATTACCCCACTTAACATCTAAACATTTAATATCTAAATCCTCTCTATCCATAATAGAATAGTATATTGAACGAGCATGGTCACCATAACCACTACGAGTATTAAAAGGTGCAATCATAACTACTGAATATTTCATACTTCCTCCATATAATATCTTGGTTGTGGTTTCCAATTTTCAAATGCTCCATTCATAGAACTAATAAATTCTTGTCCCATAGCCTTTGATGTCATTATATTTTCTTTACAGAACTCAGTTCCCAATAAACCAAGTCTTTTTCTTTCTTCTCTACCCATAGTATAAAGTTTCTTTAACTGAACGGCGGCATCTTCAGGCTTACATCTGTCGTCCCAAATATAAGGCGTTACCGGAGAACCTTGTAATGATTTATTAGATGGATAAACAGGAAAAACCCATTCACCATGTTCAGTATAAGTCCCATCATGATTAGAACCCAATTCAATATAATCATCTGGTGTAAGGTATTTTAGACTACTACCTGCCCCATCCATAATTACCTGTTTTTTAAATCCACATTGGTCTTGCAATCCACCTGTAACATTTACAATGATTGGTGTTCCAACTGTAAGTGCCTCAGCACTACCTAACCCAAATCCCTCGTTACTAGCTAGATTAATATAAACATCAGCAGAGTTAAATAATAAATTCATCTCTTCATCATTAAATGGTCTGTTATCTGTGTTGTATGTAAAACAAATATCATAATCAGGACACAAGTGTCTCTGAACTCTTGGTAAATCTGTTCCATTATCATCTACTGGATTACAATGAAAAATTAATACACATTCTTTTCTTTGTTCAGGTGTTAATTCATCCATAAAGTATTTGTATGCTAATAACACATCACCAGGTTGTTTTCTTCTAATATTTCTATTACTATAAAGTATCTTAAACTTCTTATCTGATATTCCATGTTTGGAATTAAAGTCAATTAAACTAACAGTATCATCTTCTACTTTGTTGAATCTTTTGTCTGATATACCATGAGGTACATAAGTTATTTGCCAATCTTCATAATCAGGTAATAATCTTTTATTAATACCATAAGTTTGTTTTGATATTGCCATTAATAAATCACTACTTTTATAGTAGTCTATGTTGTACTGTGGATCTGGTAAATCATCCCAAATGTTATAATAAAATATTGGTATTTCTCTACGAATTTCAGATTCCATATTGTAAAACCAAATCCAAAAACGAGGATCTGTATAGTGTAATATAGCATCTGGTTTTTCCATTTCTATTAAATCACGCAATAGGTCTTCATTACCATAACCATCAACTGGATATATTCTTAAGTATCCATCTTCTACCC